TATTAAGCCAAAGCGGCAACTCAAAAGCCTATTCATACAAGCCGAGAATGATACGGGCGACATGGCAGAGATCGTGCAGGGCGTGATGTCTTATGTCGTCGCAAATGCCAATATGCCACAAGCGCAGGCAGTTAAGTTGCTCACAGAAAATATTACATTTGCCCGCGTGACTTCGCAGACCGGCGCCGACTTCATCGATGTTGTCGGAAGGCTACTCGACAAGAAGGGAGACTGCGACTTGGTATTTGGCGATCCGCTCTTGAGCTATATCGGCGATGATATAAGCCAACAGAGCGTGGCAAGCTCATTCCTGCGCGGACTATGCAACCCCATTGCATTTCAGCGTAAATTTGCATGGGTATGGAGTCACCATACAGGCAAGCCACAAGGCGACTCCAAGAGCCGCGCACATTGGAATACAAATGACTTCGCCTATGTCGGACTCGGGTCATCCGAACTCACAAACTGGGCAAGGGCCATCTGCGTCCTTCAAACAACAAAGGAGGATGGCACATTCCGGCTTCTATTAGCCAAACGTGGACGTCGGGCTGGCGTAGTTGATGAAATAGGTGATTCTACTACTCAAATCGGTTTAAGGCACGGCCAAGTCGGCCTGTATTGGGAACCATGTGCGCTACCAACAGAAGAGCAGGCATCGAAAGAGAAGGGAAAGCCTGGAAGACCTAAAGCATTAAATGAAATCCAGACTCAAGAAGTTATTGCCTTCATCGCATCTTTCCCCGAAGATGATCATTCCAAGTGGCAGAAGTGCTTGGATAAATTCAAGCTGTCTTGCGACCGTCAAACCATAAAAAATATATGGAAAGACAAGCTCAAAAATGACACTACAAAAAATTAAAAAGAATTACAAAAAATGGTATTTTTTTTACCCGATGAGATCCACAAAAAATTACCCACAAAAAACCCCCCTAAAGGGGGGGGTTATTTTTTTGTTGGGGCAATTTATTATGTTGGACTCGGCCCCGCAAAAAATAATTGTTTTTTGCAGCTAGCTTTGTCGATAGGGTGAAGACGAAATGATTTAACACTTTTATAGGCGTTGATACGTGGATGTTTGGATGCCTATAAAAAAGCCACTGTTTTTCTTGGTGGGAGCGGTTGGAGAAAAGCGCCCTTTATTCAGAGCCAAAAAACAAGAAACTAATTTAAAAAAATACCCCCCTCCCCCTATATTCTAACAGGCCTTTAAAAAACAATTTGCATTCTTCTAGAAATATGCGAACAAAGACATTCGATGCACGACCAAACGCGAGATGCGGCGGAATACGACGAAGCTTCCTACACCCCAGATTTTTATTCGTTCGACGATCCCACGGCCGGACACGCCTTTCGCATGACAGCGTATCGGGAAGCGTCGGAGAAACTCTTGGTTGTGTTGAACAAAACGATCAGCTTCTTGGCCGAACACGGCTACTCTCGAAGCAAAACATTGTGGGGGGTGGCGTTCGCTCTTGGGCATCCGCTCACCGCTGGCATGAGTATGCTAGAAGCAGGTCGGGAACTCGGATGTACCAAGCAGGCGATCTCGAAAATAGCAATGGATTTCTTAGACACAACGGGCCTACCGCCTAGCACTTCACTCAAGAGCGAGGAAGCTCGCAATACATACCGCAAAACAAATACTAACAAATATGGAACCAAACGAAATCACAGCACTCACCCTGCCAGTAATTGAAACTGAGATTCGCACCGCTTACGCTGAGGCCAACGCCCTAGCCGTAACGGCCAAAGGTAACGCACGCGCTGCCGTTCTACGCATGGCAGACTGCGGCCAGATGCTAATGGTCGCTAAAGACCACGTGCGCGGCAACCGCAACGAGTGGCTGGCGTCGCTCGGCATCGACCCTGACAAGGCAGCCAAAGCAATTCACTTGGCGCGCAACCGCGATCAACTTGAGCTAGACCTATGGCCGGCAGACATGGCAAAGCTCGGAGCGCAGATGCTCGGCATCCTACCGCCTCCAGGTTCAGCGGGTCGCGAGGAGAACGATCCCGAACGGACAACGGGCGCGAGCACGCATTGGCTCACATACGCGGGCAAACTGCAACGCTCCTTCGCCGACCTATTCACGCGCAAGCCGGTGGAGCAATGGCGGCACGATGAGCGTGAATCGTTAAGAGTTGCAATTAAGCCGATAGCAGAGCTTTATGAGAAATTAAAATGAGTTGCAACCTTCTCAAAAAATTAAGAGATTCCTATAACTGGCTGATCCATACGGGTTAATGAACTCTCTTTGCTCCCGTATGAATAGTCTAAAAAATCTGAGTTATAAAAAAACCAAATGAAGATCGAAAAAATACCAACCGAGAAACTAATTCCCTACGCTCGAAATGCAAAAAAGCATGACGCCGCGCAGGTCTCAAAACTCGCTGGATCCATCCGCGAGTTTGGCTTTAACAATCCGGTGCTCATTGACAAAGACAACGGCATCATCGCGGGGCACGGTCGAGTGATGGCTGCGCAAAAGTTGGATCTCAAGGAGGTTCCTTGCATCCGGCTCGATCATCTTACGGACACCCAGCGCCGAGCCTACATCTTAGCCGACAACCGACTTTCAGAAATTGGCGGTGGATGGGATGAGGAAATGTTAAAGAATGAACTAACGTCGCTGCTAGGTGATGGCGTTGATATTGCTGGACTTGGATGGGATGACGGATGGAGTGAAGAGGAGGAAAAGGAGAATGAAATTTCGGAAAAGATTTTCGAGCAGTCTGTGCAACTCGATCCAGCAAAGGAGTTCATTGTAATTATTTGCGAACCTAGTGAATACGAGGAAGCAAAAAGCATTCTTGATTTGAAGCAGGTTCGTCGTGGTGGTTACAAAGAAGGAAGCGCATTTGATGCCGTGTCATTTGAACGCGCTATAACATTCAATAGATTAAAACATGCAATTCGCAATACCAAGTAAAGGCCGCGCTGGAAGAACGAAGACGCAGGGAGTCTTAAGCAATGCCGTTTTTTATGTGCCAGAGAATGAGTCGGAGGCATATAAAAAAGCAATGCCGAGATCGCAGGTTGTTGCTGTCCCGTTGGAAGTTAAAGGCATCACGCAAACAAGGAATTTCATTTTGAGAGAGGCGAAGGATCGCTGGATCGTAATGGTGGACGATGATATAAAAACGCAGGGATGGGTGCAAATGCTAGAGAATAGGACAAAGCACAGAAAATTAAAACAGGAAGATTGGGAGAAAATTTGCATAAGATTGTTTGAAGCAACGGAGGATTTAGGGTGGAAGATTTGGGGGGTAGCAACACAGAATGCGGCAAGAAGCGTTTACCCATACAAGCCGATATTGTCTAGGAGTTACATCACGGCTTCATTTATGGGGATCGTGAACGATGGGACTTATCCGTTTGATGAATCTTTTCCCGTAAAAGAAGATTACGAAATTGGACTGAGACATATAAAAAATTTTGGCGGAGTAATGGCCGCGAGATTTTGTTACTGGGAAAACAGCCATTGGACTGATGACGGAGGGTGCAAGGATTATCGAAGTGGTAAAATGGAATTGGATTGCATAAATAAGTTGGTCAAAAAATATCCCGGAATGATTAGGAAAATCACTAGGGGCGGATCGAGTTACTCAATTAGCTTGGAGTTTTAATGTCGCGTCAAACTAAAGAACACCCAAAACCAGAGCCCGACCTACAGGGGAAGATCCGCGAGGCCGAGTTCAAAAACATCCTTCAAAAACTGAAGGATGGGAAAACGCTGACGGCACGTGAATCTAAGATCGCTTCGGAGTTTGCCGCGCAGCGGGACGGGAAGAACAAGCCGCTGACGCAACAGGAAGTTGCGCGGGCTTGGGGGATGACGCAGCCGAACGTGCATAAGATGGTGAAAGCGGGAATGCCGCTGACCAGCATCGAGGCCGCAGAGGAATGGAGAAAGGAATGGCTGAAAACCCACGGGCGGGGAGACACCGCACCGGAGAGCATACAGGAGGCGAAGCTCAGAAAGACTTTGCTAGAATGTGAGAAGATCGAATTTTCGCTTTCGGTTGATCGAGACGAATATGTAAAGCGAACCGAGATCCGCGAAGCCGGAATCCGCATCGGCGCTATCTTCAGCGCCAAGCTCGCTGCGCTCGTCAACGATGCATCTGGCGCATTGGCCGGACTCGATGAAGCTAGCTTGCGGAAGAAACTACATGAGCGCACGCAAGCGATCTTGGCCGAGATCCGAAATGAGCTTGAAAAGGTATAATCAAACAACCGATGAACAAATTGAACTCGAAAGGGTATAAATTATGACATACGAAACACGAACGACAAAGATGATAGTCGGAGTAAAGGGAGAGCAAATATTTGACGACAGCATCACCGAGATCGAAATCGTAGACGAGGCCGCTGGAGAGTTTCTGGAGGTTAGCCAGGAAGGCGGTAAGCTACGCTTCGACGCAGAAGAATGGCCGCACGTCCGCGACGCCATCGAGAAGATGTTTAAGTTGTGCCGGAATTACGACTAGTTCAAAGTAGACTTGACCTATGACGAAAAAAGAACTCTGGAAAATTTACTCAAAACGCAATCCTTCATTTGACGGTGAAGGAATGATAACGTTGTCCGCCGCTGGGCTTCGCAAGATGTTTGAAACTACATGGGAAGTCGCCATGTATGACGGAGAAGAGGAACCGACTTCTAAACCGGCTCAGTCTGGGAATCTCGACGCGCTCAAGCAAATTTTTGGAATGCGATGATAATCTCAATCATTGTCGCAATTTTATTGGTCGTCCTTTTTATTTGGGACGCTAGGAAAGATATCGAATGAACCCACTAGCACAAGGCATCCGCGACGGCATAAAGTTAGCATTCGACGGCACGATACTGGACTGGGCATCCGACCACGTCAGCTTTCCAAACTCCGACCGTGCTTCACGCTTCGACCCTTCGGTGGCGCCGTGGCTCAACGCGCCGCTGTTGGCCGCAAGCGACGACGAAACGACACAGGTCTTTCTTCGCGCTCCGACTGGAGGCGGGAAGACTACGATGATGGAAACATTGGCCTGCTTCATCGTTGCACAAAAGCCGGGTCCGACTTTGTTCGTCGGTCAGACTGACGACATGGTCAAAGACTGGACAGAGTCGCGCCTGCTTCCGATCTTCAACGAATGCCAGCCGGTCAAAGACTTGTTCCCAGAAGACCGGCACGCCTTGCGCAAGACCACGATCCTATTTCCGCATATGGTATTGTTCGCAGGCGGGGCGAACATGACCAACTTGCAAGAAAAAAGCATGCGATATTGCATCGGTGACGAGGTTTGGAGATGGAAGAGCGGGATGATAAAGGAATTAAAAGCTCGTCACCATGACAGATGGAACCGCAAGACGCTCTTAGTGTCGCAGGGATGGGACGCAGGGCACGAAGCGGATGCCGAATGGGACAGCGGAACGCGGGAAGTCTGGGGCTGGACGTGTTCCCATTGTGGGAACTGGCAGCGTTACTTGTTCGATCAGATAGAATACACGTCCGAACGCGACGACAAGGGCGGCATATTGTGGGATAAGGTGCAGGACTCGGTGAGAATGAAATGCGAGCATTGCGAAACGCGATACAAAGACGACGCATCGACTAGACGAAACATTGCAAATTCTGCAACGTATCGTGCACTCAACCCACATCCGGTGCGAGGGCATCGCTCGTTCGAGTATCCGGCTTACGCCGTCTGGTGGATACCGTGGTTTTCTATCGTGAAAGAATGGATCGAGGCCAACGAAGCCAAGTCATCCGGCAACCTAGAGCCACTCAAACAATTTATCCAAAAACGCAAGGCGCAGACTTGGCAGGACGAAGTCACGAGCGATCTTCCGGAGATCACCACCGGCGACTACGCCAAGGCGGAATATCTCGAAGGACAAAAAATCGACGGCGAGCATCGGCGCTTTATGTGCGTCGACAAACAGCGCGACCATTTCTGGGCCGTTGTCCGCGCCTTCCGAGTGGACGGCTCGTCGATGCTATTGCATGAGTCGCGCCCGCTGACTTGGGAGACGCTCGACGCCATTCAACAACAATTCGATATCATGCCGAGGTGCGTTGTTGTGGACGCTGGCTATGATACGCCGCTGGTCTACGAGCAGTGCGCTAGGCGTGGGTGGACAGCTTCGCACGGGTCGGGGCAGGACGGGTTTTACCATATCGACAACGGCAGGCGCACTCGGCGCTTCGTCTCAAAAATTGAAGGAGCGCAGGCCGGATCGGACGGACTCAAATGCGCTTACTTCTTCTTCAGCAACGAAGGCATCAAGGACAAGCTCGCTTCACTCCGCCAGGCTGACGCAACGCCGAAATGGGAAGTGGCGCGGGATGTTTCCGAAGACTATCGCAAGCAGATGTTGAGCGAGATGAAAAAGGACGTGACGAACTCGAAAACCAAGCAAGTCGAACAAAGATGGGTGCGCATCGGCGGACGCCCGAACCATCTTTGGGACTGCGAGTGTATCGCGCTTGCGTCCGCTATGCTTGCAGGCGTTTTGCCGATAGGTGCGGAGAGCTAGTATCTAAGCGGCTTGGCAAGGGACAAAAAATAATTTCATTTTTTTCTTTTCAAAAATAAAAAAAGCGTAGATATTCAAAACATCGAAAGGCAAGAAGCCCGACGAAGAAAACCTAAAAAGAAAAAACAAAATGAAAAACGAAACTCAAAACCTCCCACAAACACTAAACGAAATCCGCGAAATCGCCGCATCATCTTTGAGCGATTGGACGGTAAGCAGTGTAAACATTCGCGCATCATTTGGAGACGTTGTTGTTTTCAAAAACGGCACAATCAAACTTTGGAAAGATTGCCCAGAACTTCACTAGACTAACACCAACCGGCGCGGGTTCAATCCCCGCGCCTTTTCTTTTTTTTGACATCGCCATCAAATGAATGGCGATGAACAAATCATTTTTTGGCCTGCCTCTTGCAACTCTGCAGGAATTGCAGGGCGACTTTACGGCTTGCTTGAAGGCAATAGCCGTTGCAGGCGCGTCGTATAGCATCGCTGGGCGCTCGTTTACTCGCGCTAATCTTGCCGAGGTCGCACAGACGATCAAGGAATTGCAGGCCGCTATTGACAACGCCAGCGGATCGCGTATAAGGAGATTCACGCCGACGTTCCCAACCCAGCGCCCATAAATGCAAGACATCATCACAAAAGCACTTTCGTTAGTTGCACCAAGGGCCGCGCTGGATCGCATGGTCAACCAAGCGAAACTCCGCAATTTCGGGCGCTTCGATAGCGCATTAACGAGCGAGAAGCGCGGGATCAGTCGCGGCGTTAGTGGCGGTGAAGACACGGCAGGAACTCGCGAAAGACTCTCTCTTATCCGAGCCGCTCGCGATCTCGCAGACAATTTTCCGCCCGTCCGTTCGTTGCTTCTCAAATTTGCAACCTACGTATCCGGGCGTATCGCCTATCAGGCCCGCACCGGCGATCATGATGTTGATACGAAGATCGAAAAGTATTGGCAGAAGTGGTGCAACGAGTGCGACTTCCTAGGTCGCCACAATTTCACAACGCTTTTACAGCTTGCAGTAACAGCAATGCTACGCGATGGCGACTGCGGATTCATCATCGTCCGAGACGGCGAAGACCTAAAACTACAAAGCGTGGAAGCCGACCGCATCGGATCGCCTTACGACAGAACGGATACCGACAAATACATTGGCGGCATCAATGTTGACGACTATGGAAGACCCGTTTCATACACAATTTTCACGCGTACTATTAATAACCAGTACATTTCTCCTACTGATATTCCTGCAAAAGAGTTTATCCACTTGTTCGACGCAGCAAGACTTGACGAATATCGTGGGCGGTCTGCTTTCGCTACTGCGCTAAACGCAACGCGCGATCTGCAAGAAGCGATCAAGGCCGAAGTGCAGGCGATCAAATACGCTTCGTATCAGTCCGGCGTTATCACCACCGAGAGCGGCGCAGCTGATGCTGGTGACTACTTCGCGCGCGGCAACTCAAATGATCAAGGCCAAGTCGCCCGCCTTCAGTCGCTCGACCCTGGCACGGTCAACTATTTGGGATCGGGCGAGAAGATGGAAATGTTCAAGTCGGATCGCCCGACGGGCGCATTCGGAGAATTTATCCGCTTAATTCAAGCCCACATTTGCATGGCTGTTGGCCTACCCTACGGCTTCGCCTTCGACGCCGACAAGTCGGGGCCAATGGCACGGATGGAAGCGGCAATGGCCGAGCGCACATTCTTGCGGTGGCGTGGGTTGCTGGAAGGGAAATTCCTAGACAGGATAAAAAATATTATCTTGCTGGACGCCGCCGCACGCGGACTCATTCCAGATTCCGAATACTTGCTAGATGGACGTTGGTGCTGGCCTGCAAAAGTTTCGATTGATTACGGACGCGAAGCGAATGCCGACATCAATTTGTGGAAGGCAGGACTGAAGACAGCCGGACAAATTTACTCCGACATGGGCGAAGACTACGAGGAAGCACTTCGCGCACGTGCGAAGGAAGCAAACATGATCAAAGAACTCGGACAAGAGTTCGACATCCAGCCTTCACGCATTTCTGATTCTGTTCCGGCCAGCGCGAACGATTCAGAGCAAAAGCCTGTTCCGCTAATTGAAAGCATTGGAGCAAACGGAACCTTTGCAGTTTCAACGATTCTTACTCAACTTGCTTCGGGCGGATTGTCCGCTGAGCAAGTATCCGTAATTCTTCGCGTTGTCTTCGGAATGGATGAAGTGAGCGCCGCCGAATTAGTTAAATCTCAAGCTCCGCAAAGTGAAGTTCAAGCTACAGAGCAACTTTCCGAACTCGCAGACGAGAACAAGCCTAGCAAGGGAATGGTCGAAGAGGCACTAAAGGGTCTAAAGTGGCGCGAAGAGCACAACCGAGGCGGCACAACCGTAGGCGTTGCACGTGCTCGCGACATTTCTAACGGAAAGAACCTTTCCGACGATACCGTTAAGCGGATGCACTCCTACTTTTCACGGCATGAAGTTGATAAAAATGGACAGGGTTTTCAACAAGGTGAAGACGGCTTCCCATCCGCAGGCCGCATTGCATGGGCATTGTGGGGCGGAGATGCTGGCCAAGTGTGGGCCGCTGACAAAGTGAAGGGAATGCAGGCATCGCAACCCGAACAAATGAAGGTATCGCTTGCCGTTCGCGATCCGTTCGGACGCATCACCGGATTTGAAACAAAGCATGAGCTTGTTATGCCGACACCCGAAAGAAACGAAGAGCAAGATGACTTCATTGGCCGCTGCATGGTGAGCGGAACGATGTCGAGCGAATATCCAGACGAGAGCCAACGCACCGCCGTGTGCATGGCACAATGGGAGAAAAAATAAATGATCACACAAGGAATCGCACTTGAAGCTAAACGGGCGCTGATCTCAGGCGTTCACCAACCTGGAGATGACTACCGTATCGCATTTTATTCGGCATCGGCCAAGGTCGGGCCACAAACTAAAGCCTACGTTTCCGAAGGCGAGATCAAAGGCAAAGGTTACAAAGCCGGAGGCGTCAAGCTCAAAGGGTTCAAGACCGGCAGCATCGGCAAGAATGCCTTTATGACGTTCGATGATGTTGAACTAAAGAATGCAACATTCTCCACCGGCGGCGCGATGGTCTACAATGCCAGCAAAGGCAACGCAACCTTGTGCGTTCTAAACCTAGGCGGCGAGCGTCATGTCTTTGAAGGCGCATTTGAATTAAAATTTCCAAAGCCAACCGAAAATAACGCACTCATTCTTTTAGCTTAAATATGAAACCGACCAACCCAATTATTATCGACGGAGAAACCTACGATATTTACACGATCAACCTTGCGATCACCAGCATCGTGAATGCAGACGCAAGCGAAGACGCGAATGTGGCTATGCGCTTAGTTCCTACGCGGATCGCGAATGGCGAAGTCATTCTTGCGAACGACTACGCACGCACGATGGCACTCGGAAGCGTTGAGAATGTTGATCAACCTACAAAGACCGCCGTTGCTCAAATTTCCGCAAGCATTCAAGAATTTATTTACGCGAAGGGGCTTTAAACGATGGCGACTTATTACGCTGTAGCCGCAGGGAATTTTAACGCGACCGCCACATGGTCAACGACTCCAGCGGGAGTCGCTGGGTTTGGCCCGCCTATTGCTGGCGATACGGCAGTTTCAAACAACCGCGTTGTTGCTGTTACGGTCTCGGCAACATGCCTTGAGGTTCGCAATGATACAACGGGCGGAGCAACAGCAGGAGGAACATTCACGCTTTCCAATGGCGTTACATTAACAGCAAATGTAACTCAGGCAAATGTGACCGGTGGGGCAACCGTTGTTGCATATGCGGGGGCAACCCCTAATTCCGCTTCAATAGTTGGAAATGCAAGCTCTGTTAATGCATCGGGAGGGCAAATAGCAATTAACCATACTGGAACAGGGATATTAAATTTTACTGGCAACATAACCGGCGATGCTCGCGTAACAGGTGTTGCTGGCGGGGTGTTAAATCTGGCAAACTCCGCTGGGACAATAAATTTTACTGGCAATGCAACTGGTGGGGTTGGGCCTTTAGGTTTAGCAATACAAAACCCCTCCGCTGGGACAATAAATGTAATTGGGAACTGCGTAGGTGGGCAGGGGCCAGCTATAAGTAACACAGCGAATGGCACTATAAATATTGTAGGCCAAGCAAAAGGATCAACAACTGGTGGGGTTGGGGCTGGCGTTATTAATACCTCAACGGGCACTATCATTGTCACTCGCGCAATAGGCAATGGCTACGGGCCGGGGTCGGTTGGACTTGCCGCAGCCGTTGGAGTTGCAAATTCTGCACTTGGAGTTGTGGGCGTTGAGGAGTTGGAATATGGCACATTGGGAATGTCGCCAACAAGCGGGGCAGGAATACGTTTAAAAAAACTTACGAGCAATGTTGCCATATTTAACTACTGCGACACCGTAGGATCGAAGACCCTTGTTGATGCAACTCAAGGCGAAATGCCTGCTATAACGGACGTTCGTTTTGGCACCGTCTACGCAAGCGGAGCATTGACGGGCGTTGCATATATTCCCGCAGCAGGATCAGTTGCATTCGGCGTCCCAACCGACAACACAACAGGCACAGCAACGCTCACCGCCGCTGATGTCCGCGCAGCAATGGGACTTTCCACAGCCAACCTCGACACGCAACTCGCCGCAATACCGACAGCCGTAACAAATGCAAACGCAGTTTGGGATGAATTGATGTCCAGCCACACGACAGCGGGAACCTACGGCGGCAGGGTCGTGCGATCGACCAACGCAAACAACGAATTGCAACTAAACGCGCAAAACTACGCAGCCGCAAATGTTCACCAATTTCAAGCCGCCGTCATCGAGTCGGTGGCCTTCGCGACAAGCGCAGTCACGCTTTTCACAGGCGCGATGCGGACGGAACTTACGCCAGAACTCACCGAGATCACCGAGGTTCACGCGATCCACGGACTCGACATAGCAAACGCGCTCACGGTCACGCCAACGCTACGCTCGGCGGGAGCGATCACGCAAGCGATCACCGGCGACGGAACCACAAGCACGATAGTCACGCGAGTCTAACGCATGATCGCTTCCCTGCTAATCGCAACGCAGGGCTTATTGCCAAGCCCGACGCCGCTTTCAATCGGCGTGCAGGGCTTGCTATTTATCCCAGTCGCGCCGCCTATTGCGCCGACCGATCTTCCTGGCGGTGGCGGACGGCGAGACGAGCGAAGGGTTACACTCTACGCTCTTGGCAACCGACTCCGATATTCGGTCGGCAGCGTCGATATAAGCGCAGGAACGCGGATAAATGTAACAGGTAGCGCGTTTAATTCTCGCACGTCCGACGCTTCGCTTTCGATCAGCGCAAGCACGACGGCAAAAGGCAACCGCAACCATACCGGCACGGGTCGCGCAGGCATCTCAATTTCGTCCACGTTCGACGTTGTCGGGTGCGAAGAAGAGAACGAACTTGAAGTTTATTTGATGGCACAAGCCGCGATGGAATTGATGGACAGCATTTGACATCCGCGCCCTCGCATGGATGTCATCGAAGGTGTCTCAATAATTTCAATCGGCGAAGCAAAAGGCCACGGGCTATACGTTGACGAGCAGACTTTGATGGAAGTCAAAGAATGCGCGGAGTCATACAAGGGCGGCGTGAAGGTCAACCTCGATCACGGCGCAGGCATTAAAGATATCGTTGGCTTCGTAAACAATTTTCGCATCGTCGGATCGCAACTCTTGGGCGATCTCAACCTTCTGCAAACATCGCCTATGCGTGATTACGTCTTGGAGATTTCAAGCAAACTCCCAGACACATTCGGTATCAGTATCGCTTTTAGCGGGCCGATCCGCGAAGTGGATGGAATGGACTTCGCAAGTTGCACCGAACTCTACAGCGCCGATCTCGTGCAAACACCCGCTGCAAATGCGACCGGGCTTTTCAGTTTTACGGCAAAGCAAGTTGACAAATTTTTCAAACAAATGGAAGACGCAACAATTGAAATCGAACCAAAGGAGGACGAGGTCAGCATCGCCGACATCGTTTCTCGTCTCGCCGCTCTTGAAACCGCCTTCGGCGACTACAAGAACAAAATGGAAATGCCAGCCGAAGAGCCAGCAGCCGAGCCTATGAAGGAAGAGATGGCCGCTGAACTCAGCGCAATTTCCAAACTCGAAGCCAAGCTCGACACGATCATCAGCAATTTCGGAGCCACCCCAGTTAAGGCTTCGGTAGTCGCAGAAGAGAAAGCCGAAGAGAAATTCGACTTGAAAGCGATCATCACCCAGAAAACCGAGGAACTCGGAAGCCGCACCGAAGCTATCCGTTTCGCAATGCGCAACCACCGCGAAGCCTACATCGAAGCCCGCGACAACAACCAACTCAACTTTTAATCCCAACTAATTTATGGCAACACAAAACGACAACGGCATTCGGAGCTTTAGCTTCGCATCCGCGATCACCGCGAACACGCTCGTCAACATATCGGGCGCAAACGCTGCGCAAGCAGCATCAACCGGCGCAAATGCTATCGGAGTCGTCCAGAATGACGTCGCCGCTGGTGCTCAAGGCGCTGTCAAACTTTTCTTCCCTTCCCAGTTCGGCATCGTGTCCGCGATTGTGACAGCCGGTAACACCGTTTTTGCGGTGACCAGCGGTCTGATCCTCGGCACATACGCCAACGCTTCGACCGTTACTCTTGGAGTTGCGATCAACAGCGGCGTTGCTGGCGACGTCGTCGAATACGTTCCTAAGTTTAACCAATAATTTAACACTACTATGGCACTCTCATACACAACCATCCGCGCTGATATTGCGCAGGCCGTTTTTGAAGGTCTTTCCAACAAAAACAATTTGTTCATCGGCACAGAAGTAATGCCCGTGTTCTCCTCAGACGTTCGCTCCGGCGCATATCTGAAATTGAACCTCGGCGACTCCGAAGCCCTCAACGACGACGTTCTCAAGATCGCCGCTGGTGCTGGATATCCCCGCACAAGCCGCCGGTTCACGAGCGACTCGTTCGACGCTATCGAATACGGTCTTGAAGAGGTTCTTCCTGACAGCAACCGCCGCGATCTCGACAGATTTTTCGACACCGAGGTGAACATCGCCGCGATGTTGCTCCGCCAGATCCAAGTCTCCCACGAGGCCCGCGTTGCTTCCGCAGCATTCGCCGCCAACGGACTGACAGCGATCAGCGCCAGCGCAGCCTACAGCGACGCGAACATCACATCATTCGACGTTCCCGGTGACGTGGCTCAAGCAAAGCTCGAACTCGCCAAATACGGCGTTCTTGCTAACACCTTGATCATGTCAATGCCTTTGTTCGAGCGCATCCGCCGCTCGGCTAAAGTGCAGAATCAGTTCTTCGGCATTGTTCCTTCCGATCAAAGCCGTCTCCTTAGCGAAGGCGAAGTTGCCGCCGCTGTCGGAGTTGACCGCGTTCTCGTTGGCCGCGCACCAAAAAACACCGCCGCTAAGGGTCAGACCTATGCTGGTGGGTTCATCTGGAGCAACACCTATATGGCCCTTGCCAACACGGTTGGTGGAGAGTTCTCAGGTGGTGGATTCGGTCGCACGATCGTATGGGCTGCTGATAGTCCCGTGCCTTTCGTTTCCGAAACCTATCGTGACGAAGCTCGCCGCGCTGACGTTCTCCGCGTTCGTCAGAACTCGGCTGAGAAAGTCATCGACGGCTCCAGCATCATCCGCATCACAACCGGATACGTGTAAGATTCCCCGCAAGTAAGCATCGGAAAAGCCACCTCGAAAGGGGTGGCTTTTTTGTTTTTGTTGACATATACTTCAAGAGTAAACATGAAACAAAAAACGAAGCTAGTCGCAGGGCTTATCTGCGGCAACGAAGAACCGCGCATAGCTCGATGCGTTAAGTCACTCCAACAGATATGCGACGAGATCGTTATCGTTCGCGCGATCGGAGCACTCACACCGGATCGCACGTTAGAGATCGCAAAAGAACTTGGATGTCACGTTGACGAATATCTCAATTCTCCGCTTGTGGCAGACTGGGAGCATCTCGACAATTTCGGCGAAGCCAGGAACAAGGCGTTTGCGAAAGCCTACGAGCTGGCTGGAAAAGAAGGGTGGGTAATGTGGGCTGACTGCGATGACATTATTGAACCGGCAATGGTCGCTCCTACGTTGGCCGCGCTTGAAGAATGCCCACCAGAACAGGACTGGATATTGACCGACTACGTCATTCCCGAACAAGGCAAACGCGCACCACGCGAGCGTTTCTTTCGTTACAAAACAGCGTGGTGGCATCGCCCCGTTCACGAAAACGCGCAGCCTACGAAAGACGTTCAAGTGTATATGCGCCGCGACTTGGAGATCACGCACAAGCCGCCGCTCGGTCATCGCAACAGCAGCGAGCGCAACCGCAGGATTCTAATGCACCAAGACCGCATGACGTCGCACTTCAAGTTTTACCTACACTATGAGAACTTCATCGCCGGCAACAAGGAACTCGCCGCGAAATACGGCTCCGAAGCCTTAGCCTTGAGCGATCTCGACGGCGTAAATCGCTACGAGATTCTTTTAAACTGCGCCAACATTACGAGCGGGGAAACATCGCTCAACCTTGCACGTAAGGCGCGAGCACTTGAACCAAAGCGCCGTGAAGCCTACGGACTGGAGGCAAGCATTCTGCTTGATGATAAAAAATACCAAGATGCGTTAAAAGTGGTAGAAGAAATGCTCGAAGTGCCAACCCCTAAATTTCCACAATGGACGCACCGCAAGGAGTGGTATGGCTGGAAGGGAGATCAACTCTACGCCTGGGTGCTTCGATTGCTCGGACGCAACGAAGACGCCGAAGAGATCGAGCGCGAAACATTAGCAGGATCGAACAAGCCTAAGATATCACTCGTTCATGCAACGCGAGGAAGGCCCGTGGAGGCCGTGCAATGTATGACGCTATGGCTTTCCCGCGCAACGCACCCAGAGCGCGTGGAACATATCTTTGCAGTCGATCACGACGACGAGACAGCAGACGTTCTAAAGCGCTTCCGATCTGTGACGCAAGAAGGAAAAGGCTTTTCCGTCGGAGCTTGGAACCTCGGAGCGGCTAAAGCATCGGGGGATATTATTATACAACTTTCGGACGATTGGGAGTGTCCGCCAGGGTGGGATGAGATGATCGAAAAGCGTCTTGACATTTCGCAGCCGCAGGTGCTTCGGATCTCGGATGGATACCGCAAAGACGAATTACTTTGCATGGCGATTCTTACGCGCAAATATTATGAGCAACATGGACTATTCAACCCAAGATTCCGAAACGTGTATTCCGACACAGATTTCACCTTTCGTGCCGCGAAAAATGGGGCGATTGTTGATGCTCGTGACATTGCTATCGTTCATCATCACCCGTTTTTTGAACAGCGTCCGCTCGATGCGACATATCAGCGTGGGAACGATCCGGCGGAATATGAAAGAGCGAAAGCAATTTTTGAAGAACTCCACGCAAAATGAGTGACCGACCAACACCAGAGACGGACGACATAGCGCGAGGCAATCATGTCGCGCCGACCGAGTGGGCGCAGCAACTGGAGCGCGAGCGCGACGAGGCGAGAAGGAAGTTGAACAACTTAGATGTTACTGCAATTCATTCCTGCCACAACGAATGCCAAAGACCTGTCTGTGTTCTGCGTAGAGAGCGTGACGAGGCGCTGGAGAAATTAAGTGCTGTTTGGCAAAGTTTGCGAGATTCGCAAGATGAAGTTTTGCGCTTAACATTTGAAAATCGAGAACTAAGGAATTTGAGCAATGAATAAGGATGTCACTCTCATCTTATTTGAAGGTCTAAGGTCAAGACACGAACAAAGCGGAAAACTATTTAATCACCTTTGCGGCTTGGGTGGATTCGGTGACGCCGTTTATATCGCCGAAGATTGCACATACCAGCAAGCGATGCACTGGGAATTAGGGCGCTTTGCCGACTATTTCGACACTTCCCACGCGCTCATCTGCACGCACGACGGGTTCATTGCAAACCCGCACTTGTGGGATGATTCATGGCTTGAATACGACCTGATAGGAGCGCCTTGGCCTGCGTGTTGGAACGTCGGGCATCGCGTCGGCAATACCGGATTCACGCTCCAGAGCATGAAATTTCTGCAAATGGCGGCAAAGGCTGAGGCACTTTGGAAGGGAGAGGCAGGGGATGTTTTCTTGTGCCGCACAATGGAGCAAGGCTTTCGAGATAACGGCATCAAATATGCGCCGGTAAGTGTAGCAGCGGCGTTCTCTTGGGAGCATTACATTCACGAAAACACGGCAGGGCCGGATCGCTCATTCGGGTTTCATGGATGGGTGGCAGGGAAAACGCGAGAGCAATATTACACGTTTTGAACATCCTAATTGTTTACCATTTGCGACTCGGAGACATTGCGCGGTGCTTGCCGATAGCGAAGCACTTCGCAGATCAAGGACACGATGTAATGCTTGAATGTTTGCCGGAGTATCACGGCCTTTTCGAGATGGTGGACTACTGCAAGCCGCTCTATCCGCAGAACGATCACAGCGGCTTTCATCGCATCATTAACTTGCAAATATGGCCGGACTTGCACGAAGACTTTTGTGCGAGTCCGTTGAGCTGGACTGACTATGTCTACGGACTATTTCCCGAAGGAAAAGATATCGACCGCCAGATAGTGCTCAACTCTCCCGCAATAGTGACGCCGCCCGAACTTAGGTCTTGGGTTCTTTGTTTTCCGACCGGATACTCGCAAGATAAAAAGATCGACGTTCGGGATGTTATCACCGTCGCGCACCAAGTAGCCAACGGCAGGCCCGTGCTTTGCGCGGGGAAGGCCGCTCACGGAATGGCTGAGTTTGAAAGCATAGAATATATGTGCGCGTATATTCGAGACGCGCAAGAGGTGGTTACGATCAACACAAGCACAAGCATTCTTGCATCCGCACTTCGCAAGAGTTGGGTTCACATTTCAGACAGCCCGAAGCACGACTTCACGCACCCGAACCAACGCCGTATCGAGCGCAAGTTTTGACGCATCGTCCCTTTTGTGGGACTGCTCGATATATTTACAAACGACCTAAGCGCGATAATGAATGAACTGCCATTGGCAGTTACGTTCGGCGAGCGCAACTTTCTCGCGAACCGGACGACATACCGGCGCGACAACAGCCTGGCGGATGGCGGATTCATGGACTCGGCATCCATGACCATAACGGCGATCTACGACGCTTTCGTTCAGACCATTTCACTCGGTGACGTTCTCGTTATCGGCGGCAGGCGCTTTCGCGTTACGTCCGCAGAGCTTTCCCAAGACGCCGTATCCGTCGATTTCACGCTTGAGGACATTAACAAATGAGCATTTTCTTTCCAGAAGACGAGGGCCGCGAAGTCCCAGAAGTAGATTATCAACCAATTTTACGCACCGAGTTGGTAACGGGCGCAGCGGGGCCAACCGGAAGCCAAGGCCCAGCGGGGCCGGTGGGGCCGGGTGTAGTCACGGGCGGATTTACAGGTCAAGTGCTCGCGAAGAAAACCAACGCCGACTACGATACGGAGTGGGTGACGGGTGGCGGTGGCGGTGGATCGGCGATCTGGGGCGGCATTGCCGGCACGCTTTCAAACCAAACCGATCTTCAAACGGTTCTCGATGCAAAGGCTCCATCGTCCGGCATTTCACCAAGCGCAATTTCAGGGACAGCAGTCATCACCACCGACTCACGCCTAAGCGATTCGCGCACGCCTACAGGCGCCGCATCGGGAGATCTTGGCGGGACATATCCAGCGCCTAGCGTTGTTAAATTGCAGGGCTATTCGGTCGCGACAGCCGCACCTATAACGGGTCAATCCTTGGGTTGGACTGGATCGGAGTGGAGCGCAGTCACGCCACTTTCAGTTGTATCTTGGGGAGCAATAACCGGAACACTTTCAAACCAGACCGACTTGCAAAGTGCGCTTGATACAAAGGCACTCAAGATAACGGCTATCACGGCAGGCACAGGGCTGACAGGCGGCGGCGATCTTTCCGCTTCGCGCACGATCTCGATGTTGGCAGACGTTCCTGCGGACTCGCTCAATTTCAATACGGCAGCGACCGAAACGAATGCCGTCGGAAAGATGTTCTGGAACACGACCGAAGGCGCTCCGCAAGTCGGTCTTGTAGGCGGCAACGTGCAGTTGCAAATGGGATCAATGCTAGTGGCCTACGTTCGCAACGCAGAGGCAACAACGCTCAACAAGGGCGAGGTAGTCTATCTTTTCGGAGCAACAGGCAACCGCGCAAGCGTAAAAAGGGCATCCAATGTGGCTGATTCAAGCTCATCCAAAACTATTGGCCTTGTTGCCGAAAGCATTGGCGCAAACCAGAACGGATTCATAATTACTCAAGGCGTCCTTGACGGGCTTTCACTTGGCTCGCCGTATGCGGAAGGAGATTCCGTCTATCTTGGAAACGCCGCAGGGACATTTACGCGAGTTAAGCCAACGCAACCCGACCACATCGTTTTTATCGGAGTTGTCGAACGGGCAAATGCTGGTAACGGACAGCTTTATATTCGTCCGCAAAATGGTTTTGAACTTGAAGAATTGCACAATGTCTTGGTTACTTCGGTGCAAAACAACCAAACGATCCTTTGGAACTCGGCAACTACGCTTTGGACAAACTCAACTTTGACCGTCGGAACAATCAGCGGACTCTCAGCGGATCTCAGCGGAAAGGTAGCATCGGTCGGAGCCACGTCACCAGTTGTTTCGAGCGGAGGCACAACTCCGACTATCTCGATGCCGGTCGCTACTGCTGCAACGAGCGGATATATTTCATCAACAGATTGGACTACGTTCAACGCGAAGGCAAAAACGACAGACGTCCAGATTTTTACTCGCGAAACATTGTTCACAACAACAGCGACCGCATTTACATCTGGAAGCCCAACAATAACCGTAGCAAGTAATGCTAACATGGTTGTTGGAATGGCTATTACAGCCCCATTTCTTCCGGCTCAATCTGGTGGAATCCCAACGACAATTACAAATATTTCAGGAACAACCATCACCGTTTCTGGAAATGCAACATACAATTATTCTGATCGCAACATTGCTACAACAATAGGATTTGCAACAAGTTTATACACTTGGACAAAACCAACTGGGGCAAAGTCTGTAGATGTTTTTTGTATTGCTGGAGGCGGTGCTGGTGCGGGTGGACGAGTTAACGCTGGGTTGCAAGGTGGTGGTGCAGGGGCTGGAGGCGGACTTAATTTTAGGACGCAAATACCAGCAACAATTCTATCTGCAACTGAACCAGTCTTTGTAGGAATTGAGGGAATCGGTGGAACGGCAACGAACCAAATAAACTCACAAAATATCCCAGGAGGGGCAGGCTTTGATTCTTCTTTCGGAGCAATTAGCGCGATCACAACAAATCCATTTGTATTTGCTGGTGGAGGTGGGGGGGGATCTGGGGCAGCAGGAGGAAACGGATCAGCAAGTATTAGAAATGTTAATGTCGCCGGTGCTGGTGGAGCAGGAGGGAGTGCTGCGGCTGGTGCGGCTGGTTCATCCTCGTTTATTTCTGCGGCTGGTGGTGGTGGCGGCGGAGGCGCAAATACAACATCCTTCTTTAACGGTGGAAACGGACAATGGGTGCTAGGCAATAATCCAGTTGGAGGACAATCTCAATCGTCGGGAGTTGAGGGGACAAATGGCGTAGCTGGAACAAGCATGGGCACATATATTCATGCAGGCGGCGGCGGTAGTGGTGGGGTCGGAGCCTATACAGGAAAAAACGCAGGCGGTGGAGGCAATGGCGGGTTGTATGGCGGAGGTGGCGGTGGTGGCGGGTGCTTGGGGAATTTTAACGCATCCTTCTTCTCAGGCAAGGGCGGCGATGGAGGTCAAGGAATTGTAATTGTGACAACATATTTTTAAAAATGATAACAGACTCGACTTACACGCTGACGCTGGAGAAGGCGCTTACTGATACCTTTGTTCTTGCGCTCCAGCAAGAGATGCAGAGCGCATTGGTGGTGACGGCAGCGGAGAACTTCGGCACGATGACATTGCCGGCCTGCTTCGTGAAATGCACAAGGCAGCGGGAGAGTATTATAGACTCAGCCATTTTCCAGTTCAGCGTCGATATCGCCTTGATCGTGCAGGCCGACGACATGGATCAAATGGCGATGGAGAACTTATGGTCGCAAGTGCTCTGCGTATCGCACGACGTTACAGGCCTCAAGACAAAGTTGAATGCAGTCCGTCCGCAATACGCTTTCGTTTTCGGCATCCTTCGGGACGGGCCGGTATCGCTTTCGTCAAACGAGCGGCATTTTGAACGGTCCGTCACGATCACGGTTCACGCCGCGCTTTTCGCAAGTTGACAATTTTCACAAAATATCATGCCAGCAACCGTCATCACATCATCCGTAGCGTCCGGCGTTGAGTTCGGACTCCTTCAAGAAACTGGGCTTTTGCTCAATTCTTTCTCCCGTTCCGTTCAGTCGGACAAAGCAACCGTCATGGACGCCCTCGGCGATACCGTTGCCGTAGCGTACTTCAACAAGAGCGCCACGATCTCGCTTGATGGCGTCATCAACGGCGGCGTCGCCTACGAACTCGCCAACGTCCTAACTCTCGCCAACGATACGTCCTCCTATGGCGTTTCTGGCGGTGCAGTCATCGTTGATTCCGTTTCCGAAAAGACAGGCGCTGGCACATTCAAAACGATCACCGTTTCCGCGACTCAATACCCCGAGATCGTCTAAGCAACTGGCTCATGCCGATGGCTCCCCGGCTAAAGGGAGCCGCCTTTTTATATATGGACTGCAATAAGAAATTCTTTCACACGATCAACCTCAAAGCCGCTGTGGCACTCGCTACGATGGGCTTCAAAATGAACTTCCCACCGGTCACTCGACTGGTTCGCACCGACGGCAAGGAATCAACCGAGTTCTGGTTTGAAGGCGAAAACGACAAGGGTCAAGACGCATCGCAAGTCTATCGCCAGATGACAAAGGAAGGCGACGAACTCGAAGCAAAAGAACCAGAAAACCCGCTCTGCTACATCCGCGCCGCATTGGCGAACCGCGACGTATTAGTGGACATCATCCGCAATACCCCGCGTTTGATCGAGATCGAGCACAACGGAAAACGCATCGCCATTTCGGAGCACGCTTCGGACAAGACCAAGCAAGAGATGACAAGATTTTTAAAATAATGAAAAAGACACAAAACACAGACCTAGTAAAAGACGACGAAATTCTTCGCATTCAAGCGATGGAGGACGGGCCGAAAAAAGTAAACGGGCGCACCTTGCGACCGATCACGGCGCTTACAATTAGCTGGATGCAACGCAACGAGATTTTCAGCGGGAACATGGATCTCGTTTGGAAGGCAGCAGCCTTTGCGTTTCTCCACAGCGAGCCAACAAGCTCGATCCGATCTGTCGTCAATGACCGCGATACGTTCGTTAACGCCGTGGATTCGTGGATCGAAAAGAACATGGCGCATCATCTCGAAGTCGGTTCTATGTCGGACGCGATGAACTCCGCTTTTGAGCTTTACAACGCATCGGCAACGGAATCTAAAGCCGGATCAGGAAGCCCAAACTAAATAGCCCCAACTGGCTCGCAGCTTACGTCTTTCGACTCGTTAAGCTGACCGGCTGGGGCTTCGTTCACATCCTGGAAGAACTCCCGTTCGCGGCAGGGTTGCAGTTACTCCAAGCCGACGACTACACGAACGGCATCCACCGTCCTTGGTCGCGCAACAACGCTTCCGTAGATGTTGACGCTCTCGCCACCATAGAAGATACCCTCGCAAAATATGGCAAAATTCAAGTTCGAGAGTGTGAAGTTTGAGCAGATCATGGAGGACTATGCGGAGATACGCGAAGTCACGATTCCTGACGCCGTATCACTTAACGCTCGCCTTCTTTGCGTGGAGTTAGCGAGAAGGACTCAGCCGTTCGGAGATGACAATAAGGCTAGAGAAACTGGAGAAAATGCCATCACGGGCGATCTCATTGGAAGAAAGCGTAGAGTGGGAATCTTCGGGGCTATTGGCGCAGCAATGACTGAAGAAAATGGATATTCTTGGTATAAAACTGGCGACAATGTTAGGCTTTTTGTCGGTAAGGATGGGTTTGCTTACGGCACAGAAAAAACAATGTTTCGACCAGATGCTTCCGCAGCGGAAATGCGAGCATTTCATAAAAAGAATTTTGTAAATGGAAAGATGTCATCCGCTGGTTCAAAAACCCGAAACATAGGAAGGTGGAAGTTTTTAGATAAAATGTTTGTCAGTAAAGAATCGCTTGATGAATATATTCAAAAGGCAATCAAAAAGGTTGGTATTGCGAAGGCGGGATGGGCGAATTGTGCTTTGCAACTTAAAAAGGTCAACAAAGGCAAACTGACAGCATCAATTCCTCCTTGGGTAATTCGTCATACGGCGGATTTTAAAAATGGGAAAACTCAAGACCTGACATCCGACATAAAAAGTCCTCGCGTTGTGATGACAAACACAACTCCGTGGGCAAATTCTGTTATTCCGGCAAGTGAACAAGCTATGGCCGTTGCTGTAGTCGTAGCAAAGATGAAAACCCAGATGAACACCATCCTAAAAAAGAGACAAAAAACCCTTACAGAAACTTAGAATATGGCAGACGTAACCGTAGAATTTGGCGCAACCGACACAGGACTTGAGAAGACACTCAAGGCCGTTCAAGACGAGCTTACCCAGCTGAAGGGCAAGGTATCGAGCGGCGAGCTTTCCATGACCGAACTTGAAAGCACGATGAAACGCATCGGACAGGTTACGACGATGGAGAAAAACATCAAGGCCATCGGGGATTCGTCCACCGCGACATCGCCAAAGGTGGATGAGCTAGGCAAAGACATGAAGACGGCTGGAGATAAAGCCGAAGACGCTGGGAAAAAGGGTAAAACGGGATTTGGCGAAATAGCTATAGGCGCAGGAATTGCAGGCGCAGCAGTTAAACTTGGAACAGCGGCGATTGACGCCGCATTTGCGGTTGCACAGAAGACCGTGCAGAGCTTCGGAGACGCTTTGAATATGGGTGGCAGGCTTGCAGAGCTTTCAGACCGCACAGGCATTGCTGTCGATAAGGTAATGCTCCTAGAAAGAGCATTTCAAAATACAGGAATCGGAGCCGATTCACTTGGCCCAATTATCAACAAGATGCAAAAGGCGATTGTTGATGCTGGCGATGGGAGCAGCAAGGCCGCTGATGCGTTTACTCAATTAGGCATCCCACTTTCAGAACTTCAGAAACTATCTCCAGATCAACAACTGCAAGCCATCGGAAAGGCTATTGCAACAATTCCCGATCCTGCAGAGCGTGCCGCCGTCTCAATGGAGATATTTGGTAAATCTGGCGGTGCGTTGAATCAAATGTTTGCCGACATGGATGGCGAGATTGAAACGGCTAAGTCTCAACTAGGAACGCTTCCGCAAATAATGAAAGAAGGTGCAAAGCAATTTGATCGGATATCTGACGCGGTTGTTATTATAAGTGGAAAATTCGTTGAATTTGCGGCTGGAATTATCGACAAAGTGAAGCCGGCATTGGATGCGCTAACAACGGGATTAACTCGCATTGATGCGGCAAAGCTAGGCCAACAACTTGCTGGCTTTTTTACGGGGGCAGGAGAAGGAATGAAGGGATTCCAAGCCGCCGTGGATGCCATTGATGCTGGCGATATGATGACCGCATTGAAAATCGTAGCACAGGCGATCCAGATCCAATTCAAGGAAACAGGGAATAGTATTTATGCGAGCATGGTTGCCGCATTCCAGACGGCTGGAGAATTTGCGGCTAAAATATTTAATTCATCTGGGGCACTTGCTCAAACCCTATTAATGTCTTTTGATCTTTTAGCCAATAAAGCTGGCGCAAGCATTATGAGCGGGCTTGCAAAGGCATTTGACGGGAGCTATTTGACGCGAGGGATCGCTGCTTCTTTAAGAGAAATGGCGGGACAAGCGACAGAAACAGCAAAAATTGCTGAAGAAGGGTTAAAGGGAGCTGGAGGCAGAATTGCTAAACAATTTACGGAGACAGGAAAAGCACTCCCTGAAAGTTTCAAGGAAAATATGGCTGGCGTCCCGCCTCTATTTACAGGAATAGAGGAGCATCAAAAGGAAATTGACCGCTTGCAACAAGGCATTACCAAATCGACGAAGGAAACAACTGCCGCGATTTCTGATCAAGCAAAGGAAGACGCAAAGGCCGAACAAGAGGCGAGAAAGTATTTTCAAGATCACAAGAAATTTCAAGAAGACCAAGAGAAGGCTAACGCAAAGAAAACTGCAGACCAAGAAGCGGCAAATAAATTAAAGCAGGGCGAACTGAAATTTCAGCTTGAAATCGCCGAGGCGCAAGCCGCTGGCGATACAGAGCGTGTCACAGCTTTGCAGGCTAGTAAAAAGTATGCTGAAGACGTGCAGAAAGCCTTGGCGGCGGGGTTCGATAACGAACAGGCCGCATTGTTTGCGACCAACCTGGCAATCGCCGCAAACAACTCGGCAAACATTAAGCAATACGACAAAGACGGGAATCAGTTGTTTTTCAAGGCGGCAGAGAATGCAAAAAAATTGCATCTGAGCCTTGCATCTGCAACTGGTTTTGCGGATACGCTGGCGAAGATGAAGGAGATTAAAGCCTTAGACAAGGCGGCAAATACTGCAAAGGCCGCAACAGACGAGTTAAGGGTTATGGATAAAATGCTTGGAACTGATCTTGCCCAAAAAAGCTTTCCGGATCTTGTTAAATTGCTCAACTTGGACAAAATCGGACAAACAGGAGAAGAGCAAATTCGGGCCGTTGTAAAATACATGAACGAAATAAAAACTGATCTTGCTAAAAGTCCGATTGATTCCGAAAAGGGTCAAGCGGATATCTTGAATTTAGTCAAATTCTTTGGGGGAAACCCAATGAAAGCAGATCTTGTGATTAACCACGACGAGGCCAAAAAATCAACTGATACTGCATTTTCAAAAGTCGAAGCAACATTGGACGCAGAAAAGTCCGTTACTGGTCTTCGAGATTCTATCAAAGACGGCATCGAGCTTGATGTGTCCGCGAAGTCGGGCGTGAGCGGATTGCTTGAGGCGATAAAAGGCCTCGTTACCACAATAAGCACGGCGACGACATCTATAAACGGAAAACTCCCAATCGCAGTTGTAGGAGCATAAAAAATGATAACATACCACGGAACCACAGATTTAATACTCACATCGCAAAACGTCGTTAATTTGGACAGCGGCGCATACCGTTGCAATGCGGAATATACCTGCCGAAATACCGAAATTGCAAAATGGCTTCCCTTATTAGTTCGCGGAGAGCGAATGATAGGCGCGGGTTTGGATCTATTTATTATCGGGGACACGGTTGATATCAAAATTGGGAATAATGGATTTACAACATTTAGGGTCACCGGTTACGCAAATAACGTAATAATTGAACAAATCCAAGAGGCATTGACTTTACTATGAGTGCAAAAACAGAATACTACGGCGCAGAAATACAGGACGTGCAAGTTGAAATTCAACTGACATTAATTCAAGGCACGGGCGGTCAAACTGTAACTACATTTGTTTTCAATCAAAAGATCTTAGCGCAGACATTTACGCGAAAAGGCACGCAGGCGGCTAATAAGCCTGTGCCACTTTCATTAAGTGACGTAACCCTCGACTACACGCCGATCCTACTACAGCGCGGAAGAGGCGGACCATCAATCCCAGATCCGTATGTGCTGATTCGAGGATTTTACCCCGGCTATACGTTCTCGGATGCTACAACCTATAATCCAAACGGCTTAACAAAAGTGCAGTCAATCGGAAGTATCTCCACATCACCGGCAGGAGATTTGATCGAAGTCGCGACAACGTATAATATCATTGTTTCTGCACCATACGGGTTCATGACCGGCACAGAAAATTAACAATGTCATTACCCTATACCATCTCGTCGTCGCCTAAGACAACGCCGATCTCGGCAAAAGGGCTGAACGACAATTTCACCTATCTTGATAACGCAAGCGGGGGCGGAATGGACGTGCCACCCTCGCCGCCCGATCCATCCGGCGTTTATGTTTTAGCCTCGCGCGGCGGATTTTTGTTCTGGATGCCGACGGAGGAATGCTGATGCCTTTAGGACGAACAGCCAACGCGATCAAGATCAAAAACGGCGGCGGCCTTCGCGCTGTGAATTGCGCGTGTTGTGGGGGGCCGCAATGTAATCCATGTCCAGACATTACTGAATATTATATTGTAATTTCCAAAGAGATGTTTGATTCATTACAAGCTGGCGGGTCGGTAAGCGCATCTGGCGGTGGAAGCGAAAGCACGGGATGTTCATTTTCGGCAACAGCAAGCGGTATCATATCTAGCTGTAATTGTGGCTCTTCAGCGGGTGTTTATTCCGATAATTGCACGTCGGGTAGTGGTCAGCCATATCAATCGTATATGAGTTTTACTTGGGCAATTTCAAAAGTTGGGTCAGAATACAGACTGGCTTATGGTCAAGGTGGACTTTTAGGGCTTAATAGTGGGGCGTGTTTTGCAAATATTATGCCTCCAATGAATTTTTGTTACACATCTGGTTTTATTACAAGCTGGGAGGCTGACACTAATGGTGGCAGTGGTTTTTTAACAAACGTAGGGACAGCGACATTAACAACTTCAGCAGGGAGCTTAAATTTTGGAATCTGGAATCTTGATTCAAGTGCAAGTGCGTCTTTAGACATTAACATTACATGATTTTTAGATTTTCATATTGTGAATATGGTGGGTTTGATATTGCTTACAACTGGAAAGTATTTTCCACAGAAATTGTAAATGCAATTTGGGTTAAAAAGAATCAAAGCATCCCGCCAATTCGCCCTCACTTTATCATTAATGGATACAAAAATATTCCAAGTAATCCAGTAGCATTATTAGTAGGCGACCCAATAAAGAAATTCATTTCCGCTTGTCACGAAGACGGGATTGATCCAGAGGAAGCAATAAAACAAGTATCTGAAGGAAAGTTCCCGTCATTCCATTTTTTCCCGCAATCTAGATTTTTAAAATGGGGAGGGCAATCGGTTTATCTTTGGAAAGATACAGATCACATCGAGCATTTTTTGGAAACGCTAGACCTCGGAGAGCCACCAAAGATTTACGATAAAGAGATTGATTTTCCGAATACCGAAAAACTACGAGAAATTTACAAGGACGACTTTGATTTATACGCTAGCATCAAAAAACCTCAGACATTAGCAGGATTCCAAACAGAAAAGAATCCTACGCTTTGGAAGCAAATGAAAAATGTAGGTTTTGCTGTCCGCAAATTTGCCGCTTCAAATTTTATTCCCACCCCACCCGAAGCCCTCGCCACCCGACAAGACATCTGCAAAGCCTGCCCCGAGTGGGACGCGCAGGCTTTGAACAAAACGGGCCGCTGTCGCAAGTGCGGGTGCTCAACATGGGCGAAGTTACGCATGGCGACCGAAAAGTGCCCGATAGGAAAATGGGAAGCTGTTGACAAAAGCGACAAGTAAATGGCACGCGACCTATTTATTGACACCACCAACCGCAGGCTTGCGACGAGCCTAACGAGCCTAGCACCGGCTACAACGCAACGATTCGTCAAAGGCGACAACGGAGCGATCAACCTTTATTTTCTGGAGGCGACAGGCAACATCACAAGTCCGTTTAACGTGATCGACTACACCGGAACGGATGTAAAATTCGGCGTAGGAAGCCGCACAGGAACGCCAGCCAGCGGCACGTTCACGCTGTCCTTCGGCGGTCAGACTAGCGGAGCAATCGCGTTCAGCGCGACCGCAGGCGCGATCTCGTCCGCTCTCAACTCGCTCTCGACAATTACCGCCGCAGGATCGGTCAGCGTTGACGGCACGATGGCAACCAACTTTGTCGTCTCGTTTAACAGCGCAGGAACGCAGGGCGCGATCACGGGCAACTTCGCTCGACTCATTCCAACAACGACCGCTCTGATCGACGAGCGACTCGTAGGAGACGCCACCAACGCCGAAATTCAAGAGCTTCAACTCCGTCTCGCTCCGGCAGTCTACGAACCAACGTGGACGGATCTCGGAACGGCCATGACCGTCAGCGTTGCAACAACGCTAACAGGCTCGACGCTCAACAACGAAATTCAGCGCGTGACATTCTCTCGCGCTCCGTATCTTGGAAGCTACCGCTTCACGATCCCGACCTACAATGTGGATATTGCCAGCACCGTCACGGATGGCGTATTTATTACGACAAGCAACCACGGACTGACACTCTCTCAGCCTGTCGTGCTAACAGGCTTCACGGCGTTAACCGGGTACACGGCAGGCTTTCAATATTTTGTTCGCTCTATTCCGCAAACGACCGAGTTTTTGCTTGGACTAACTGCGGGAGCCGTAGCAATAACAACAGGCACAGGAACGGTGACGACAGGCAGCGTTGCCACAACCGTCCTACGGCAGACGATACCACTTGACGCGAGCACGACCGCCGCGCAGTTGCAAACAGCACTCCAAGCACTCGACAGCATCGGAACAGGCAATGCGACCGTTGTCGGAGTCCAGAACAATTACTACGACATTAATTTCGGAGGCGACAAGGGCTTCACCGACTTGCCGACACTCCAAGTCCAGAGCGGGTTGAGCGCAGCCGCAGGCAAGACAGCTGCTGTCGATTTCAATACGTTCGGCGTCCGCGATCTTTTGCTTAATGCAACATCGGTAACGACCGAGATTGAGATCGAGCTAACGACCGCAGGCGAACGCAGCACGATCATATTGCAGCCATGCACGCTTACCGAGGAACTCATCAGCCAAGGCGGATTGAGCTAATGGACAGCCACGCTTTCCATTCGCTCGTCGGAACGTCCGCGCCCGCAGCCGCTGTCTTGATCTCGTTCTCGGAAGTTGAAGCATGGCTGCGTATCGCTTCCCTGCTTCTCGGAATTTGCATCGGTGCGGTATCGCTGTATAAAATGACTCGACCTAAAAAACCATGAAAACACTACTCGCAAAATTGAAGGAACCGTCAACCATTCGCGGGGTCGCGATAATCGGAGCCGTTGCCGGTTTGAGCTTGGAACCAGCAAAATGGGACGCTATCGGTGCGGCGCTTGCGTCGATAATCGGACTCATCGAAATCTTCCGCAAAGAAAAATGAGCGCCAAATCCATCGCGCTTTGGATGATCATTCTTTCATTCGCGTTTCTTGGAATGGCGCTTTTGACTTCATGCTCTGGCTATGGAAACCCGCAAATATGCTTGCGGAGTCAGTACGGAACTCTGTGCTACGAATTACCAGATATCCAAGGGCTGAAAAAATGACGTTCGACGAACGCAGCGAGATCCAGCTTGCAACGCTCCACCCAGAAGCACAAAAGGCCGCACGGGCCTTCCTAGGCGTTGCAAAGGTCATTGCTGCAAAGGTGGGCTGTGACGTGAAGATCATAAGCGGAACGCGATCTTATATGGAGCAAGATGCGATCTATGCAAAAGGCCGCACGACCCCAGGGAAGAAAATCACGATGGCGCCTGCCGGCCATTCAAATCACAATTTCGGTATCGCTTTCGATATCGGTATTTTTCGCGGCAAAGAGTATTGCGGAGAGCATCCGCTCTACAACGAACTTGGCACGCTTGGCAAAAGCCTTGGCCTTGAATGGGGCGGTGACTGGAAATTTGTTGACGAGCCGCACTATCAGATCCGCCCGCATTGGGCGAAAGGAATGACAGAGCGGGAAATGCTCGCAATTTTACGCACTAGAGTATCTAAAAAAATAGACATCCTTGCTTGAAAAAAAAGAGACAACCGACGGTTGAATCGGAGCGAACTGAAGCACTCGCGGAAGCGAAGCGCATTTTGTCCGAGCACTACGACTGCGGGCTGACGATCGTTAGCTGGGAACAAGGCGGGGAGACGCATCACGGGGAGTTTGTATTTGGTAACAAATACGCCGTGGAGGGACTAGCAGGGGACTCATTTAGTATTTTATTCCCAGACTTAGAAGAAGAAGAAGAGGAGGACGAAGCATGAAAATGACACTTGAATACGACGAGACCGAACGATACGAGCACGAGGTTGCCTGCAAGGCGCTTGATATTTTGATATTGGTGGATGACATAGATCAAGAACTCCGAAGCGCCTTAAAGCACGAATGCGGAGCGTTTGCGAAACTCGACGAAGACACTATGGAAGCCGTTCGCGCTTGGATTTGGGAAGAACGAACCAAGCGAAATATTCCGGAGCTGATATGAAGGGCTGGAAAAAATGGATGGCAGTCGGGTGCTCTCACGGGGATCAAATAGACCCAGAAGCTCGCAAGGCCGTTCTTATGTTCAAGGACCGCTGGCGCCCCGACACGACCATCCATCTCGGCGACTTCCTAGACCTAGCCGCTTTCCGCTCTGGTGCTATCTCCGATCCGAACTCAAGCGACCGCGCGGCCAGCATCTCGGACGATCTTTCAGCTGGTATCGATTTTCTTCACGAACTCCGGCCACAGCATATTTTATACGGCAACCACGAAGCTAGGCTTTATAAGCTCGCATCTTCGCCAAACGCATTGGCCGCGCACGCCGCGACGCTGACCATTCAAGCCATCGAAAAGACCGCGAAGGAACTAAAGGCGAAATTATACCCGTATCATATTCGTAGCTACTTAGAGTTAGGTGGATGCAAGTTTATCCACGGCTATATGTATAACGTGCAGGCCATCCGCGATCACGCCGAAACCTACGGGCAATGTGTTCTCGCCCACCTTCACCGCGTAGGCTGGGAACGCGCTCGCACGCTTGACGGGCCGTCGGGATATTGCGTCGGAATGCTGGCTCGCTTTGATATGGAATACGCGAGCACCCGCCGTGCAACTTTCGGATGGTCGCAGGGCTTCGCTTACGGCTACTACAAAGATAACTCAATAAACATCAACCTATGCGAACGAAAAATAAACAACCCTTGGCTCTTGCCGCTGTAAATAAAGCGTGGGAGAGCTTCTACGATACAACGAAAGTTGAGAACGAAAAAGACCTAGCCAAGCAAGGATGGAAGACCATCCGCGCAATTTCAACGGAATCAAAGATGACCGTTGCCGCGATTTCTTGCCGAGTTGAAACTGCCATCAAAAAAGGGACGCTTGAATCAAAAAAGGCAACGATACAGACAAGGCAGGGCGCTCGCGAGGTAAATTTATACCGCCCGATCTCAAAATAAAAAAGCCCGCAGAGGCGCATGGGCATTGGTTGCGCTCATTTGTAAAGACTTTTCCCAAGAATTATTTTCGCACTTCGCGAAAATTTTTCTTTTCATATTAAAGGGAATGAAGGAGGATTTGCACATCGAAAGCGAAGACCGCTGACGACAGAAACAAAAATAGAAAACCAAAAATGGAAACAACGAAAACAATCAAAGCCGGACAGACTCTCACAACCCGCAGCATTTGCGATTACAACTGCATTTACACATTAGAAGTGTTAAGCCGCAAGGGAGCATTTGCAGTCATCAAATGGATGAACGATGAAAAGCGCAAAAAAGTATTAATTGATTCAGATGGATGCGAGTTCATCATGCCTGAGCGTTACAGCATGGCCCCAGTCTTCAAAGCAATCTAACACTAACTAAATATATGGAACCACTAACATTTCTCGCCCTATTTGGAATCTGCACTTGCTGTGCATTCATCGCCGGATACCTAATCGGCAACATTAAAGCCACCTGCGAAATGGAACAGACTCGCAAATGGTGGATGAACCGCCAGATAAAACGGGAGCGCCGCTAGTGACAGCCGAAGAACTACATGACGCCGAATGCCAATTCACCCGCAACCTTCTTTGCGGGATGATACAGCAGACCGTTGTCGACCTACAAAGCGAAAAGGTTTTCTTGAGCCGACAACTAAACGAAGAACAGGAACTTGATCGCAACTCGGCAATTTACTTCATCAAAAGCAAAGCATTCCAAGGCATCTGCGATGTCCTTGCCCTGCCAGCCGACAAAATTAAAACGAAAGCATTGAACCATGATATTAGCACTCGATCCAGGAACGACGCACACCGCGTTCGTGCAATACGACCAACAAAAGATTGTTGATCACGGCCACCTTCCAAATGCCGAGATCCGCCAGATTCTCATCGGTCGCGAATACACTCGGTGCGTTTGCGAGATGATCGCCAGCTACGGAATGGCAGTCGGGGCTTCGACATTTGAAACGTGCGTCTGGATCGGGCGCTTCATCGAGGTTGCACGGGTGGACGTCGAGTTGATCTTTCGGAAGGATATCAAACTTTTTCTCTGCGGAACGATGCGAGCCAAGGACGCCAACGTGCGTCAGGCATTGCTCGATCTCATCGGGCCGCAGGGAACGAAGAAAACCCCAGGGCCGACTTACGGAATTAAGTCGCACACTTGGGCGGCACTCGCTGTGGCCGTATTCGCAGCAAACAACAACAAAGGAAAATAGAAAATGAAAATAACAAAAGGAAAACAAACACGCGCCCAGCGCGTCGTCATCTACGGAGTTGAGAGCGTAGGCAAAAGCACATTCGCGGCCAAATTCCCAAGGCCGCTATTCTTGGACATCGAGGGCGGAACATCCCACCTGGACGTTGACCGCTGCGAGATCGGGACGTGGAAGCAACTGACGGACGCTCTAGCCGAGGCTAAAGCTACAGACTACAAAACCATCGTCATCGACTCGGCAGACTGGGCGGAACGCCTATGCGTTGAAGACCTACTCGCTTCGACCAAGAAGACCAGCGTCGAAGACTTCGGCTTTGGTAAGGGGTGGGTTATGGTCGCGGAAAGAATGAGCCGGTTCTTGTCGTCCGTCGATCAACTCATTGACGCCGGCAAGAACGTGGTGATGATCGCTCACTCCAAAATCGTCCGCTTCGAGGCTCCAGACGCTCTCGCAGCATATGACCGCTACGAGTTGAAGCTCAGTAAACAATCGGCGCCGCTCTTGAAAGAGTTCGCGGACGAGCTTTGGTTCTTGCGTTTCAAAACCAAAGTAAGCACTACCGACTCCGGCAAAGGTAAAGGCATCGGCGGCAAGGAGCGCATCATCCTAACGACGCACAGCGCGGCATACGACGCTAAGACGCGCAGCGGCCTTGCGGAGGAACTCCCGCTCGAATGGGCATCGGTTGCGCATTTGTTCGAAGCTGTTGCAACTAAACAGCCAGATCATATCGTTGAAGCCGACGAAATGGTCGGATTAGGCGCGACAGTTTGGAGGCCGCTATGGCAAGCACGACTCGCAGAGCACGAAGGAGCTGTCAACCAGTTTCTAATTGCTCGCGGCGTCCTAACATCAGAACAGACATGGCGCGACTGTGCGCCGGAATACCTACACCGCGTTGCGCTTCGGGTCGATCAATTCGTCAATACGGCGGTCGAGTGGAGAGCGGCAAACTCGTGACAAATACTACCCATTATTTGTAACGGCACTTATACCTTAAGGAATTGAAATAAAATGAGTAAAGAAATATCACCTTCAACGCTTCCCAAACTTGCCGAATGCGCTCTCTTCGAGGGCGCAAGCGGAACGAGTGCGGCAGCGGAGCGCGGCACGGCGGTCGATCTTGCGATCCGAAACATAATAGCAGGAAATGAGCTTGAGCCTATGGCGGCTGTCGTCGGGTTTGATTTTAGTCCCATCGACTTCGGGGTTAAACAACTCAAGCGACTCGCTCGGCATTCGTTCATCGAAACCCGCGAAGAATATCTGGCGATGGCAGTTCCTGGACTATCAAAGCTCGGCACGGCGGACGCAGTCTGTAAAGAGCAGAAATGGGTCGCAGACATAAAAACAGGACAGGTGCGGGATTACAGAAATCAGCTGATGGCCTACTCTTTGGCTTGCATGGAAGACAATTTTGAAATGTCTTGGACTGCCCATGTCATATACGTCGATCAATCAATGATCCGCTCGTATGATTTTACATACGAGGAAGCCAAACAAGGCACGCAGAGAGTTATCGACCGCGCAACAAGCGCGGAGGCGAAGCCGACGCCTTGCGAGTATTGTTCATGGTGTAAGCATTTTAATAACTGCCACGCCATCGTGCGGCAGGCCGAAAGTGCTATCGCGCTCATTCCCGAAGCAACCGGCAACAGCATCGAGGCCATCAAAGATCGCATCCTTGCCACGCCAGAGTCACTAGGGTCTTTCATTCGCGAATGGAAACTGGCGGAAAAGGAGATCGCGGAACCGCTACTCGGTCATCTCAAGACCCGTCTCGAAAGCGGGGACGAGGTGGCAGGCTGGAAACTCACAAGCGTAAGCGGCAGGAGGTTTGTGGAGCATGAAGCCATCGCTAAAGCCTCCGAAGGTATCAGCAAAGAGACATTAATACTCGCGATGGGCGGTAAGCTATCGGAAAAGAGTTATATTGAGTTTTGCGCCAATAACGGCGTGGAACCAGACACAACGGCGATAAAGGCGGGATCACCGACAACGCAACTTAGACAGACCAAAGTTAAATAATTTCCTCGCCTTGCTGGAAATATCCGGCGGCAGGGGCAAAAGGGGGCAGCGCATCCTAAAAAACGCTGACCAACAACAAACAAAATAGAAAATACAAATGCCAACATACAAAGCAAGCGAACCAAAGCAGGCCGCAATTTACTACGTCGAGCCTGGAACATACGAAGTCGAGATCGTGAAAGCCGTTGAGAAGACAAGCCAAGCAGGCAACCCGACGATCAAGCTTGACGTTGCCGTCATCCTTGAAGGCGGCATCGAGGGTCCGAAGATGTGGGAGCATCTCACATTCACTCCCAAGGCGGCGTGGAAAGTCGATCAAGTGCTATCCAGCATCGGTCGCGCAGTCATCCCAGGCGAAGACGTCACGGTCGAAGCCGAAGACCTAATTGGCGAAAAAGGAGTTTGTCTTATCGGCGTCGAGCCAGGACAGACCAACCCCGACCACCAGTTCAACTGCGTCGAGCGCTGGTTATTCGGTGACGAAAAAGCCAAGTGGCTCGGCAACCGCCGCAAACCAGCGGCCAAGCAAGACAAGCACATCGTTGCCAAAAGCAACGGCTTCGTTGCTCAACCCCAAGACGAAACCGACGACATTCCGTTTTAATAAATGAACGGATCTCTCTCACTCCGGTTGTGTATTTGCATGAATGAATGTCCTATTGGGCTTAGGTTGGAACGGGGCGACCCGCTACCGGTCTACCAGCATACATACGATGACACGCCGGAGGGGAGAGTATTGGCGGAACAACACTTAGAAAGAATCTCAGATTATGTTCGAAGGCATCACAAAGATGTTAAATCTCGCAAGACTAGTTAAAGGAAATATGGCTGATCTTGAATTGCTTGTAGAGCTATTAAACAAACGTATCGAATACTTAGATAACGAAAACGATGAACTGCGAAAAGACAACCGACGACTCCGCCAATTCCTATCCGGCCAAGATGAATGACAAAATGAATTGGCGCGGCTATCCGCTCAGGTGCTGGCCAAACCACCAAGACGACTGCTATAGGTGGGACTGGGAAGTCCAGATCGACGGCAAGTGGGTTGAGGTTGTTACTCAGGCCACGCGGTGGATCGAGGAGGAGGCCGAGGAGACTTTGCAGCGTTATTTGACAAACAGAGACAAGTAAATATATTCAAACCTAGGCCGTGAAAAAGCCTTTCAATTCATGCAACCCAAACACAAACAAAATCCATTTTCCCTTCGTGCGCGTCGTAGCCTTTGCATGGGCCAATTTTTCATCCGACAAGCACGAAGGGATTTTTTTACATTATGCAAACGGAACTTCCCGATCATGCTCTCGAAGAGTATGTCATTCGGGCCTTCAATTCATCGCGCCGACGCGGCGCAATCGATAGGCTCGACATAGCACAGCAATTATTGCCTTACGGCGCTCATCCTGCTTATTGGCAGGCAGCCAAAAAACTAGCAGACCATGTGCTCGATCACATGGCAATGCAGGGTAAACTACACAAAGACGACCAAGGTTGGTGGTATCTTGACGGGGGGCTGAAATGAACATCGAAGAAGCCCGGCAATGCCTGCCATTACCAGAACTCATGGCAAAACTAGGTTTGGGAGATTACGCCAAATCAAAGTCTAAATCACCCTTCCGCGATGAAAAGACGCCATCATTTGGTATCTACAATTTAGACGGAAGATGGCGATGGAAAGACCACGGCACAGGCGAAGGTGGAGACGAGATCGACTTCCTAGCCAAGCTCGAAAACAAAAGCAACCATAATGCCATGTTGGCTTACGCTGAACTTGCAGGAATGCCGATCCAAAACAATCGGCCTGAGCCTGCACGCTTTAAGATAAAGACGAGCACTCCGACAGCATCCGACTGGAGCAAATACAAGTCGGAAGCAACAGATGACTTCCTGAGATCATTAGCGGAACAGAGGAGCTTATCTTTCAATATAATGAAGACCGCTCGCGACAACGACATCCTTGGCGCAGCTGGAGATCAACCGGCATTTAAATCTGGCGATGGTGCTCACGTCCGTTGCGATAACGGCGCATGGAGATTTGAGCCAAAGGGAACTCAGAATGTTCCACTTGTATTTGGTGATCAAAACTCCAAGAACGTCTACTTTTTTGAGTCTCAATGGGACTTGCTAGCGATTGCAGATAAGCTCGGTGACGACTGGAGTAGCGTTTTATGGGTAGCATCTCGCGGGGCAAGCAACGGAAAGTGCATCGCACAATTTTCTCAAGACCGACAGGTCTATGCTTTCCCGCAAAATGACGAACCGAAAAAGGATGGCAAAATACCATCCGAAATCTGGATGCAGGATGCCATTTCATCATGCAAAACGATTCTTCGCGTTAGAACTCCATCAAATTTCAAGGACGCAAATGATTGGGTGGAAGCAAAAGACACAAACAAAAAAACAATCGTTTCGGCAATTAAGAACGCAACCGATCCATCGATGGTAGGAGTGGAGATGCACTCATTCGAGGAGCTGTTCCAATTCGTCCCAAAGGAGGACAACACGACGCTTCTCGGAGATCGGTGGGTATGCCAAGGTGGTCAGTTGCTCATTGTTGGGCAGTCCGGCGTTGGCAAATCATCGTTGACGGTGCAGGCATCGATGTTCTGGGCATTGGGGCTGCCGTTCTTTGGTATTAAGCCAAAGCGGCAACTCAAAAGCCTATTCATACAAGCCGAGAATGATACGGGCGACATGGCAGAGATCGTGCAGGGCGTGATGTCTTATGTCGTCGCAAATGCCAATATGCCACAAGCGCAAGCAGTAAAAT